TAATATAAATAATATTTTTTATTTTTATGTTGCATAAGCCAAACCGCAGTTGCCGCCAATAAAGATCACTTGATTGATACGCTCCTCAAACAATGTCATATTAAAGTTATAATCATAAATACGCCAAGTGGGCTTGTTAACACCAATAATATCACCTGTTGTAGGATCACAAATTGTTAAACTTTGTGCTAATGGATCTAGAGGTGGAATAATCGTAGTAAATTCTAACTCAATTTGATTGAAACGACTCATATTAATTGCGCCAGATGGTTGCAAATCAGAATTATTTGAATTTAAAGAAAAATTATAACAATAAAGGCCAGGTGGAGCATTCCCAGTAGTTCTAGTATATTTTTCAATGTAGTTATAAACACCTGCGGGTTGCATGTTCTCGCGATAAGACCCATCTAACAAAATACCCAAAACAACCAAAATATATTTGTCATTTTCAGGTGTATAAGTAGGAGTAATCAATAGACCAGTTAAGTTGCCATTGGGATTTACTCCAGGACCAATATTTACAGGAACTAAATTGCCAGCTGAGTCTGTTCTATAAATTAAATAATCGCCAGTTGATGGAGCTGGTATTACATCTTGTGGCATATAATTGTAAGGCCAATTAGTATAATTAGACCATTCGTTGCGTAAATTAATATCACTGCGTTGGAAATAAAATAACCAATTAGAAACCATTCCAAGTGAATCAAGTTCAACTTTGTTAGGTCCGGTGACATTATAAAATATTTGCTCATGAACTTGTTTAATTAAATATTTTTGTTCTTCTAATGCAAAAACTCGTTCTTCTTCATTAGATAAAAAACAATAAGTGCAATTTAAATGGACGTCAGCATTCCATAATGTTCTTTGATCGGAATAAGAGTTTATACCAATAGTGATATCAGGTGGTGGCTGTAAAAAACGATAAAATTGCATATACCAAGCATTAAAATTAGGAGCTACATATGGAAAATTAAAAACAGAATCAAATACATCACGAATTTGAAATAGTTGATTAATTGGTCTTAATGTAACATTAATATGTAATTCATTGTATTGAAGGGATGTTAGAGGGAATGCCATTTGGGTTTTAAGTCCAAACCAATTATTCAACGGAATATACAAAATGCGGCCTCTAATAGATGGCTCAGGACCAGCCAACGCGGGACTATAATAAGCATTTGGATAAGAGTTAACACGAGAACCGGCATTAGCGGGATCATTAAGTTCAGGAATGTTGCCAATCATTTCATCAAATAATTTTTTCTTATCGGTTGTAAAATCGCGCTGAACAGATGCTAACAAATAGTCACCAGAATATTCTTGAAGTGTGTAATTACCACATGTAATGGTAATTTTAGAAATCATTTTTGCCCCTAAATTTTGTATCCATCTGAATTCATAAGGGACCCAATTTTCACTATTAGTATTTTGAGAAATGGTATCATTATTAGGATCTTGTGGAGGCAAAATAGGGCTCCAAATATTAGGAAGAGCAACAGAAAGATAGCAATCCATTAATAGATCAGCATATCTTGGAATTTTAAATGTATAAGTAGATTCTTCAGAAAGCCGTAATGTTTTAGATCCTTCAAAATCAACTCTGAATTTTTGTAAGCCAAAATTTGTGTATTGTGCAAAGGTGCATTTAAAAAATGTTTTTGAAGGGTTACCATTTAAGATAATATTTTGTTGTCCTTGGGACACTAATTGCATTAAACCACCGGCCATAATTAGTATATATTGTTATTATTTTTTAATTCTTTATTTGAGTATATATTTAAAACAAGTAAAAATGTAAAAAAAGTAAAAATGTAAAAAGTAAAAAGTAAAAAGTAAAAATATTATATTAATATAAATATATGTCTGAAACAGGTGCAACAAAAGCAATAGAAGAAGGATTAAATTCATTAAAAAATATGCAAGAGGCGACAGCATTAAAGGCATTTTCAATTGTAACAATATTTATAATATTAATATCATTAATGGTTTATTTTTATTATTCAGGATCATTATTTTCAGATGGGATGAAAGTAAGAGATTGTAAAACTATGGATAATCTATTTGGAACATTAAATGGAAAAATAAAGTCAATTGATACAAATAATGAGAACTATCAATATTCATTGAGAGATTATTATATTAAATCAGCTTACAATTCTTGTTCAGGAGGTAATTATAAAAATGGATATGTAAATACATGTGTTTTGAAAGATTTAATTAAGCAAGGTGTAAGAGGTTTAGATTTTGAAGTATATTCAATAGATGATCAACCGGTTGTAGCGACATCAACATCAGATAATTATTGTATAAAGGAAACATTTAATTCTGTACCATTTAGTGATGTGCTAAATATAATAAGAGACTATGCGTTTGCAAGTTCAACAGCTCCAAATCCATTTGATCCAATTATTTTACATCTTCGTATAAAGAGTTCAAATCAAAAAATGTATGATAATTTTGCGAAATTATTGGAAAGCCATAATGAGATGTTAATGGGGAAAGAATATAGTTTTGAATATCAAGGTAAGAATTTTGGTTCAGTAGAATTGCCAAAATTGGCAGGAAAGGTGTCAATTGTTGTAGATAGGAGTAATTTATCATTTATGGAGTCAGAAGCATTTTATGAATATGTTAATATGACAAGTAATTCAACATTTATGCGTGCCTTACATTATTATGATATAATAAATGCTCCAGATATGGTGGAATTAATAGAATATAACAAACTGGCAATGACAATAGGAATGCCGGATAAGGGATCAAATCCAGATAATCCAAGTTCAATCACAATGAGAACATATGGTGTCCAATTATTAGCAATGCGATATCAGACAGTAGATACAAATTTGGAAGAGAATGATATGTTTTTTAATGATGAAGGTCATGCGTTTGTTTTGAAGCCTGAGAAGTTACGATATATTCCAGTAACTATTCCAGATCCCCCAGCACAAGATCCAAATGTGTCTTTCGCTACGCGCGAAGTGAAGTCGGATTTTTACCAATTTGAGATTTAAATATAAAAATTGTGTAAATATAAATATAATAAATTATCTTTAAGTATAAATAACTTAAATAACTTAAATATATTTTATGCATAAATATAGATTAAAATAATGCTAATAGAAAAGTTAGTAAGCCGAGCAGTAATTATTTGGATGACAATAATAATGATTACCATAGGTAGTTTATATAATCATATGAATGAAATAGGGACAAATTATTACAGATTTGGTCCACATGATAATTTTATAATAATAGGCATACAGATCAATACAGGAGGAAAATATTTCCTTGCTGTACTATATTGTTTTATAAATAGTTTAATGAGAACTAGTATCAATAATATACTAAAACCATGGCTAATAAATAGTGTGCAAGATATTAACATATTAAAGCCAATACAAATAAGAAACTTTGCATATGAAGTAACAAATGTGATAACTATTTATAATTGGGTAGACTGGTATGTATATATGAATTTATTGTTAGCACAAGTAGATTTATTTTTGACGGAAATGGTTACAGATGTTTTTATGTCAGTTTTAACAACTTATTATTATTTAAATACCGAAGTTAAAAAGGAAAAAAAAAGTGAAAAAGAAGAAGAACCAATAATTGTAACAAATCCAATGTTTTTAGATGAATATGAAGTATAAATGGATGAAATATAATATTTTAAAAAAACTACTTAAAATACTTTAATAATACAATATAACATAACGATGGGTAATTTTTTATACAATGTAAATAAATCCCGAGAAGATTGGTTAAAAACCCCAAATTTTGGTCCAAGAAGGCGATTATTTTTAAATACAAATACAGATACAGATACACCAAATGCAACAAATGCAACAAATGCAACAAATGCAACAAATGCAACAAATACAACAAATACAACAACGGTTTCTAAATAAACAAAATAATATTTGATTATATTATATAATTAATATAATGAAAAATGATATATGCAAAAACCTAAATTTTGAAGATTGTGAATTGGCAATATTAAGACAAGCAGTGGACACTGCGGAAGAAAAACAGGGTAAAATTATTGCAAATTCTCCCGAAATTAAACGCATAATTGGAATTGTTGAAAACTTTTTAAGGCAAAAACAATTGATTTGTTATGGTGGCACAGCAATTAATAATATTCTTCCAAAACAAGATCAGTTTTATAATAAAGATGTAGAAATTCCTGACTATGATTTTTATAGCTGGAATGCACTAACAAATGCAAAAGAATTAGTAGATATTTATATTAAAGAAGGTTTTGTTGAAGTAGAAGCCAAATCTGGACAACATCATGGCACATATAAAGTATATGTTAATTTTATTCCGGTAGCCGATATTTCCTATATACCTAAAGAACTGTTTAATGCAATTAAAAAAGAAGCAATAAAAGTAGCAGGAATATTGTATGCACCTCCTAATTTATTAAGAATGGGAATGTATTTAGAACTATCCAGACCAGATGGAGATGTGTCTCGTTGGGAAAAAGTACTTAAGCGTTTAACACTTTTAAATCGCAATTATCCATTAACAGCACATCAATGCTCACATATTGATTTTCAGAGAAAACTGTCCACATTAACTCCAATAAAAGCAATTGATAGTCAAATAGAAGAAACTAAATCTGAGCAAATATATGAAACAGTAAAATCAACCCTAATGGATCAAGGTGTTGTCTTTTTTGGCGGATATGCTGTATCCTTATATTCCCAATACATGCCAAGACATTTAAGAAAACAATTAGAGAAAATACCAGATTTTGATGTGTTAGCTGAAGATCCTCTTATTGTGTCACAAATAGTAAAAGAAAGATTGCATGATATAGATGTGAAAGATGTGAAAATACTTAAACGCCCCAATGTAGGTGAAATAATAGCACCACATTATGAAATTCGTGTAGGGAAGGATGTAGTAGCATTTATTTACGAACCATTGGCATGCCATAGTTATAACATAATAAAACAACAAGGATATGAAATAAAGGTGGCAACCATAGATACAATGTTGAGTTTTTATTTGGCATTTTTATATGCAAATAGGCCATATTATGATAAGGATCGTATTTTATGCATGTCAAAATATTTATTTGAAGTGCAAGAAAAGAATAGATTGGAACAAAAAGGGTTGCTCAAAAGATTTAGCATAAATTGTATAGGTCATCAGGAAACAGTAGAAGAGATGCGAGCAGAAAAGACAAATAAATTTGCAGAATTAAAAAATAAAAAAGGAACACCAGAATATGACGAATGGTTTTTAAGATATAGACCGTTAGATGCAAAAGATGAGATCAACATGAAAAAAAGTAAGATAAGAAAAACAAGAGTAAAATCTAAAAAAAGGGGTAAAAAATCAAAGAAATTATTTAATATTAAATTAAATTTTTAAACCAAGACCAAGTTTAAGATAATGCATAAAAGGCAGTCTATCTTTTATATTACATATTTCATTGTTGAGAAAAACATCATGCCATGTTACATTTTTTTTATTTTTAAAAGTATCTTTAATTTCACCTCCATATGAGATTACACCTAAAACAATTAATACATAAATGATAATATATAGTATTCGTTCTATTTTTTTAATAAACTCTAAGTGGCTTTTATTAAATTCAATTAATCTAATTCTAAATGGAAAATCTATTGTAATCCAATAATTTTTGTAGTCATTTTTTAGAGAAGCAGAAACTAAATCATTTCTAGAATTAGAATTGTCGTCATTTGAATAAAATGATTTATTAAGTTGTATAAAATAAAGTAAAAAAATTAATGCAAGAACAGCAAATGTTATTTTAAAATCAAGACGTGTTGTAAGTAATAATACGAAAAAATAAATAATTGAATATAATAATTTTTGTATAGGTGGAACATATTTTAAATATCCAGTATTAGAAACAAGGGAACATAAAAAATAAAATAACATGAAAGAAGTAAGTAATATAATATATTTATTGGTTTCTAAAAAATGAATTTGATGACAAGTAAGTATATTTTTAACAGTATTACTTAAAATAATCATGTAAAACATTGCAATTGAAACGATTAGATCTGATTGATATGTGAATATGTCAGATATTTCTTTCATATAAAATATATTAATATTATATTTTATTTACAAGTTAATTTCAAAAAGTCCGTCTTCAATTAAGTTAGTAAACCCAATTTCTTTGCTATATCCGTATTGATTAGATAATAATCTTGTATTTACATTGTTAGTATTATTAGTATTATGCATAATATCATAAGACCAATGTGTATGTCCGCTTAGCCATAAAGGCGCCTTAGTCAAATTCAAATCCTTTAAAATATTGTTCCAAGCAAAATAATCTTTTAAAACTTGCGATTGACTGTCATATACTGGATTGCTAGTGCCTGTTTGTATTGGTGGAAAATGTGTCATGATAATTGTTTTTTTTGTGGCTTGGTTTAAATAATCTGAAATACTTTTTAAATCCTCTTCTGATATTTTTTTCATAAAATTATAATCAATTGGTATATTGTATTTCTTTTTTACAGAAAACTGCATAATCTGTTTATAATCATTTAAATTATTATGATAAGAACTAGTCCAAAATACAGAACCATATACATCTATTTCGTCATTTAAAGGAACTGAATTACGATTTAAATAAAATACATTTTTATATCTCTCTTTAAGTTTAAGATCATATTCAAAATTTAATTGATTATAATTTTTCTTTTTAAAATAAAATTCGTGGTTTCCTGGAGTATAAAATATTTTTTCCCATAATGGTGAACAATAATCAAAAAACCTAAAAAATAAGGGATCGTTTAATTGACAAATATCCCCAACTAAAAATAGGTATTTAGCTGTAGGTTTTAGTTGTGGAAAGTTTTTCATCATTTCTATATGTAAATCTGAATATACTTGAATAAATAATTTTGACATTTTATATTAAATATATTAAATATATTAAATATATTTATTAATTTATATTTAATATGTTATTAAATTTTGTATCTAAAAAGCGGAATTGATTTGTTTCATTGTTTTTGATAAAGAGAAAAATAAGATCCCGAATGCAAGAGATGTGAATAAAAGTCCATTTAAATTATAGTTGCCATCATTATGACAAAGCAAAGGAATATATTTGAATAACATTTGTTTCATAATTGGTAGTTGAAATAAGAAATATAAGATAGATATTAAAAGTGGTATTTGAATTTCATCGTAAATTGTATCTAATGAATTTTTGACTTGTGCATCATTTTGATAAGAATTAATGTATTCTGAAACATCTTGCTGATCATTAATATAATCAGTGTTAGTTGGAGGGGGTACATAATTTGGTTGAACATATGAGTCTTGTGTGATAACATGTGTATTTTGGGGGATATCCCTGCTAGGAAGCATAGTTGCACCAGTAACACTAGCTTGTTGTAATCCGTTGACTATTTGACTGATGGTAGATTGATCAAGGGACATAGTAGTTTGTGGTGGTGATTGTTGTTGAGGAGCCATATTTTTTTCAGTTGCAACCATAGATATATTATTAGAATTAGATCCCATAGGATCAGTTGGTAAATCATGGATACTAGTTGTATTAATATCGGTCATTTAATATAATATTACGGATAAATAAATGCGATTAATTTACGCAAAAATAAATCAATTGAAAGATACAATTTCTTTTTTAGTATCACATTTAACGGCATTTTTCTGTAATTTATAGCATTCGTGATCAAATTTGTAAATTTCTCCGTCAATTTCAGCAACAGGGGGTGCATAATAATTGATGCATTTTTTGCCTACACATACTTGTCTAAATAAAGTGGCTAATCCGAATCCGAGTAATATAGACATTAAATATCTACCAGTTTCTGAATGAACAAATTTAGATAAGTACATTATTGTTTATAATATAAATTATGTATATATTTTATATTATTCATAATTTTATATGAAGGTTTACTTTATATTATTTGCGAAGCTTTACGCTTGAATAGGTACTGTTTTGATAGAAAGTGGATTAATAGGGCAATTAGTTTCCTTGGGTATAAATTGATAACACTGTTCAACCTTATCTTTATATAAAATATCTTTGTAGTTTAAAGGAGAAGGGTATTTATATATTGTTTTAGTTTCAGGACCTAAAAAAAATATAAATATTAATCCAATAATAAAACTACTTAAAAAGAGTGGTATAGATATATATTTGGTTAACATAAATAATAATGATATAATATAATTTATGAAAATTTAATATAAAGAGTACAGTTCTAAAAACTGTTAGTAAATCTTAATTTGCTTTTTAAAGTAGCTGCAATTGCTTCCAAATATGGATTATATTCATTAGCATAATAGTCAGGAAACATTTTGCCCACAATTGTATCCTTGAGTTTAGGTTTTGGATTATCAGGATTAGGTAAAAAGGTTAACCATACACCTGGAGGATCAGTATTTAATAACTTATTATAAACAGCATTACCGTAATCGTATCTATTTTCACCAATCTTTTGGGGTGGTAATAATAAACCATCTGGATGCACAAATTCTTTAACAGACATATATGGTATCTTATTTTGTCTTCTAAGATTATCATATTCAATAAAATAATCCATTGTCTTCTTCATCCAATCTTCATCTTCAGACAATGCAGATTTATATTCAGGGGACAATCCATCCCATGTTCTCTGATAAGCCATATCCCTTTCTCCCGCTTCATTTGTCCATGTAATAGAACCATTTGGTCCGCGACGAGGAATAATATTGCCTTCCACTCTTCTATATAATTCTGGATTAATCTCAGCAGCAGTTTGTTTATATGCGACCTTTTTGGGTTCTTCTAATTCTTCTAATGCTTCTGTTGCATTTACTAAAACTAATTTCTTTCTTAGATTAATTGGTTCTTCTCCTTCTTCTTCAAATTCAATAGAAGGTCGCAATTTGCGTGTCTTTCTGTGAACTTGTTCCAAGTTTTTCCTAGTTTTAGTAGAAGTTGAACTAACAAATCCAGTAACCCCTTTAGTAAATGATTTTAATTCATCATTTCCAAATAATGTATATTCTAAATTTTGAAGAGTATTTTTTTTCTGAATTAGAATGTATAAATCACCCTTTTCATCTGGATCTGGATTGTCTTTTTTTTCTAAGAAATCAACATAACAAACCTCGTATTTAAGATTTCTATTAGTAGTTGTTAGTGGAACCATTTCATCAACATAAAATTTAACAGCCTTATTTACATGTTGAGCATTATTAGTTTGATCAAATGTTTTAATCATTTCCTTAAATGGCAATAAATATTCAATACCAAATTTATCTTCATTTTTTTTGATTAAATCATTTTTAACAGGATTGTCATTTAATTGTATATTAATTTCCATGATAAATCCTGCACCTTCTGTAACTGTTTTTAATTCAGATATGTTGGCATTAAAATTCATAAATGATGGTTTTTGTGGATCATCATAACCAAACATAATATTATTTTTATCAATAATAATTTGATTTTTCATTTCATTTATTTCACGGTCAGCGTCTAACAATTCTTTACTTAATTCACTTCGGAAAGTATAATCAAAATTAATATTAAGAGGACAAGGATCTCTTAAATCACCACATTTTGCAAGAAATACTCTAGTTACATTATCTTGATTTTTTATTGTAAAAATACTACCTACATTTCGTTTGCAATTAATGCATTCAGCTTTGGGAAGCTTTTGATATTCAATGCGTTTTTCTTTTTTACTCTTATCATTAGCCTTTAATATTGGTTTAATGTATTTTTCATGATAATCAGATTCATATTTAGACTTTAGTTTATAAAATTCATTCATAGCTTCAGCGACAGAAATTTTCTCTTTGGGACTTACTGAATTATTTTCTTTAGATTCACTCATTATAATTTATGTTTATATATTTATTCTGACAATAAACACAAAGACAATGAGAACAATAAGAATAATGAGATAAATAATAAAAGTCTAAAATACATATTTTGTTCCAAGTTCATCATCCCAGTGAGGTAATCCAGTAATTAACTGTTGTTGTTCTCTGAGTTTTGTTTCCTGATAGTTTTTAATTTTAGATAATATATATTGTTTTTTTTGAGTTTCTTTTTGTTCTATTTCTTCAGGTGTTAGTTTACCTTTGTATTTATATAATAAAAGGATCCCTAAAATAATAAAAAACCCAATTGTTATTCCTATATTAAACATTGTATTATGATATTTTTCTTTAAAAGCATGGCATTGTTTTAAAGTTTCATTTAAGAAGTATTTAACTCCTGGTTCCGTCAAAATTGGTTTAGCATAGTTATTATTGAAATTCATGTAATAGCTTTATAAAATACATATAAAAAACAAAAAAAAATTATACCAATTATCTATATACATGGATATTGCTCTTTTATCATTATTTTTATTTATAATTACAACGATATTATATATTTCTCCTGTGCCTGTAATTGGTAAGCCAGAATTGAAACTAACAAATAATACATTAACAACTGATGATTTTGCAACATATTATACAGAATGTATGAAAAAAATGGGTTTATTTTTATTAATTGTAATATGCACACAACTAACACTAAATATTACATATTTGATTGATAAATGTAAAGGTAGTGCGGGTAAAAATGCAGGTGCAGCAATTTTATATACTCTAATTCCATGGTTTTTAATTTTTGGTGTAATGATGGCATTAATTACAGCATATCCAGGATTAAAAAATGTATTTTCAGATGTAATTGGTTATTTTGCAATCTCTGGAAGAGCAACAGATATTTTAACACAGGTTTTGATTGATACTAACATTAATAATGCAATTGAAAAAGAAAGCGATCCAAATAAAAGGAAGGAACTAACATCTGCTGCCGAAGCTTTGATGAAAATTTGTGGAAATCAATCTATATTGGTAAATCAAATGTATCCAGATAATTTTATAAATATTTGGGACAAATTGAAACCATTAATGAAAGAAGGTATGTATGAAAAAGGAGGACCTGAGGATCTAAAGCAAAAATTGTTAGATTTAGTGGTTCAACGAGAAAATATAGGTGAAGCGATGTGGTACATCTATACTGCAATGTTAGTGTCATCAATTGTGTATTATAATTTAGATGCAAGAGGATGTGTTAAGGATGTGGATAGTATTAAGGCAGAATATGATGCTTATGAACAACAACAAGAAGAATTGGAAAAACAAAAGGCAGTAAATGATTCAGTTGTTTATACGGTTTCTTAAGGGAACCAAGGTCATCGCTTCGCAGACCCTATGACCCCTCCTTTTAAAAAATTGAAAAAAATAATATTAATAGAAACAATTAATCAATTAATATTATAAAAAAGAACTTAAAGAAAAATGACCACAGTATTCCCTCTATTTATACCAATTGATCTAACAAATTTGATTTTAGAATATTCAGGATATCATCGCTTAAGAAATGGAAAATACATGACACAACTAACACCAAAGCGTCTTAAAAAAATGAATAGAAAAATAAGAAGAATGCCACAAAAAACAAATGGATATGTCTCTTTAAAAATGTCCAAAACTATAACAGAAATTATTATTGGTCCTTCCTTTTATTATTTTGGATCATCAGGTAGATTATAAATGTAAAATTTGTTAGTTCAATCTAGGGTAAGCATTTATTGCAACCTTGGGTAAGCATTTATTGCAACCTTGGGTAAGCATTTATTGCAACCTTGGGTAAGCATTTATTGCAACCTTGGGTAAGCAATATAATATGAAACAAATAAATATGATAAAATTCCTAAAATAATAGAAAAAAGCCACACAGGCATAATTGTTTTATTTTTTGTTCCAACCCCAAATTCACGAATACTACCATCCTGCTTATATAAACATTTAGGTCTCATTGCATGAACTGCTGCAAAAATAACAATAAATAATGTTATAGCAGAGAGTGTTATATTATTTCTTATAAATGATCTTAACATGGTAGTTATATATAATATAAAGTTTTATAAAAAGTTTAAATTATACTCTTTTTATAGTTATTACTTTGTTAGTTTATTCTTCTTCTCCTCCATATTCTTCTCCAAATGGATCCCCATCAAAATAATCTTCACCAATATCACCCATCTGCAGTTCATCTGCATCTATAAAATCTTGTGCTGCC